CGACAACATTGCTTAATATAAAACGATTGACGGTTGTAAATGGGAACGCATGTTATAAAATTGAAGTTAAAGACAAAGACAAAGAACGTCCGTGTAAACACAAGTTTGTGTGTACGCTGCAATCCACATAAGAAATGTTAATGTGCATTCGGCAAATGTAATGCATTTAGGACAAGAGACGTGATGGCTGTGGATGCGAGCAAAAAGAACGCCGCGCTAAACACAATGGTGCGATCAAACGCGGTGAACGGCTCCGGTTTGATCCACGGATTGAACCGCACTAGCAAGAACACGATTATGAAATACTTCAACACATTGTTAAGTGTGCTTAAATAAGCGGGGGCCACCGTTGCAATCCCCAGTAGCGCTATTGCATAAATTCCGTACCAGGCATACAGCGCACCGTAGTAAAAATGCTGAATCCATTCTTCCCAATTCATTCGTTTTATTTTTTGATGCATTTGGGTTAAACCGCCGCCATGATGCATTTTATATTTGTGGGGTGCGTTGAGTTACTGATCGCGTTTAATAGTTGGTTATATTATTTATTGGTATTGTATCAAGTGCAAATCAATTCAACATTCAACACAATGAACCTGGAACTCTCCAAGTTTGACATGCGCTCCATCAGCTTTAGGCCGGATGAAAACAAGGGCCCCGTCATCGTGCTCATCGGCCGCCGTGACACCGGCAAAAGTTTCCTCGTCCAGGACCTCATGTTCCACCACCAGGACATCCCCATCGGCACCGTCATCTCCGGCACCGAAGCCGGCAACGGCTTCTTCGCCGCCCACGTCCCCAAGCTCTTCATCCACGACGCCTACAACACCGCCATCATTGAAAACATCCTCAAGCGCCAAAAGGCCGTCCTCAAGCAAATGAAAAAGGAGATTGAAACTTATAAGCGCTCCACCATTGACCCCCGCACCTTCGTCGTCCTGGACGACTGCCTCTACGACAACAAATGGACCAAGGACGTCATGATGCGCCTCCTTTTCATGAACGGCCGTCATTGGAAGATCATGTTAGTCATCACAATGCAATATCCTCTCGGTATTCCGCCCAATTTGCGCACGAATATTGATTACGTGTTTATCCTGCGCGAACCCTACATTGCCAATCGCAAACGCATCTACGAGAACTACGCGGGCATGTTCCCCACGTTTGAGAGCTTTTGTCAGGTGATGGACCAGTGCACCGAGAATTTTGAGTGCTTGGTGATCAATAACAATGCGAAATCCAACAAACTGCAGGAGCAAATCTTCTGGTACAAGGCGCAACAGCACGGTCCGTTCAAGCTGGGCTCTAAGGAATTCTGGGAAATCTCCAAAGATCTGCACTCGGATGATGAAGAGGAGACGTATGACCCGAAAAACTCGGGTAAAAAGGGGCCCAAAATCAACGTAAAAAAGAGCAAATGGTGAAAAGCGCTCACGCAATTGCGTGAGCGCTCCTCCAATCAGCGTAAAAGCGCTTTTGTTGGCGCAAGAACACTTTTATCTCAAACTTAATCGTAATTTCATCTCATACATCAAAACGGCTTCGGAGCCAACAACACTGCGTTTATTTCTCTCAACACGTTGGACAAGTCAAAATCGGTTGCATTGGGATTAAATCGTATCAGCTTATTTCCGTCCTCTTTCAGGTAATTCTCTCTGATTTGCTCTTGAAGTGGGTCTCTGTCTTCGTGCCCGTTCTCGTCGCATTCCACAACCAGTTTGTGGTCAACGAAATACAAATCAACGCGATATTTGCCCATGACATGCTGCCGCTTGACATTCAACACATTGCTGTATGCATTTGCAATGAAACCGATGGTTTGATTCTCAATGCACATTCCAAATTTGACAAATTTAACTTCTTTGCTCACGTCAACGATGTATCGGTTTCGCATGTTGAATGAATTTTTGAATATCTCAAATGCTTCTTCCGTGAGCATGAATGTGATTTTATTATGACCGCCATATTTTTTGGACAGATTCGCTGTCCTAGTCACAACGTAATGCACATTTTCTCTGTAGTTTTTCTTCAAATGATGAACCAGATTATGTTTCTGTCTTGCCAATGACAACAACTCGTCCAAATTTCGGGTGAAGTGAGATGGGTTCATTGTGGAGTGGTATGCTTTATGGTGTGCTTTATTGCGTATCATTTCATATGCATCTTTGAAGTTCATTTCAATTTTTTTATTATTTTTATTTAAATCTTGTTTCCTAAATTGTGAAGCAAAATTTATTAAAGCGATTTTACAAATGCCGCTTTCAAATCATAAAAACACTTAATGTAAAACAACTTAAAAAGAATCCGCCTATGCATAGTATAAACCCATACTATCATGGAACCCGCAACACAACCACACCAACAACAACAACCACAACCACAACAACAACAACAACAGGAGCTGAACATTGTTGAGCTGATTGAGAAAAACCCCATCACCCGACTGTCGCATGAATACAATGGCAGACTGTTGACCAAAATTCAGGAATCATTCACTGGATTTGAGCAACAGTTGTTTGTGAGTAGCTTTTATTGCTACCTGAATTATGACAAAAATATTGATTTCGTCGTTGATTTGGACAATGTATGGAAATGGTTAGGATTTCAACAAAAGGTGAATGCAATGACATTGTTGGAAAAACAGTTCAAAATTGACATTGATTACAAAAATCTTACTAAGTTGGATGCCCCAAAAATAAAAATGAACGGCGGCCAAAACAAGCAAACCATCATGCTCACCGTTCGTTGTTTCAAGTCGCTGTGCCTGAAAGCACAAACGAAAAAGGCGTCAGAAATTCACGAGTATTACATGAAGATGGAAGAGGTTTTGCACCAAATTGTGGAAGAAGAGACGGATGAACTCAAACAGCAATTGGAACAGAAAAACGCCGTCATTCAAGAAAAGGAATCCATGATCCAAGAAAAGGACTCCGTGATCCAATCCACGAAGAAAGAAAAGCAGCGCGCCGTGGAGCAGGCGATTATTGGCCAGTTCCCATTGAACACGGAGTGCATCTACTTTGGCACCATTGACAACACGAATGCCGACAACGAGAAGCTGATCAAATTCGGCCACACGAACGACCTTTCCACGCGCGTAATGGACCACCGCAAAAAATACCAAAATTTCGTGCTGGTCGCCGCCTTCCGGGTGCAAAACAAGGTGGAGATAGAGAACTTGATCAAGACGTATCCGAAAATCAAGCGCCAGGTTCGCAGCATTGAGGTGGGCGGCAAAAACAAGACCGAAATCATTGCATACGACAGCACGTATTTCACGATTGAGCGACTGAAGAAACACATCGCCGACATCATTCATTCGCGCACGTACAGCATTGACAATTTCAACCGACTGATGCAGCGCAACGAGATACTGGAAGCCGAGACCCGTGAACTGCAAAAAACGGTGGCAAACCAGTCCCTAGAACTGACCGAATTGCGGGAACTCGCGGCCAAACAGAAACAAGAGCTGGAGGTGGTTGCGGCGGGTCACCAGTCCGTCTATCAAAACGTGCTGCTGCCGGAGGACGAGTTGACGCAGAAGTTCAACGAATTCATCAAAGTGGCGTGCATTGTGCGCCCCGACGTGGAGGAGTCGTCGGTGAGCATGGAGGGACGGTTCCGGTTGTGGTGTCAAACCAAGCCGATGAAGGAAACGTTCCATGCGCTGAAGAACTATTTGGATGTGCGTTTCAAGGCCAAACGCATTCGCGGGGTGCACGGCTACCTTGGCGTGAAACTGAAAACGGTGGAATACAAAAAAATGCCAGCATCGGATATATCATCGCTTTCACTGAGTCCGAATGCGGAGACGTTTTTGTTTGAACGGTGCCAATTTTCCGACTGCGGCAAGATTTTGAATTCGGTGTTGCTCAAAGAGTATCAAAAGTGGAAGCCGACGGTTGGGCTAACATCCACAGACGCAGACATGAAGGATCTGAAGGCGTATTTGAATGCATCGCCGCATGCGCTGAAAGCGACCGTGTGGACCGAACAGGGAAACAATGAGGGCTATTATGGCATCTCATTGCGCGAGGATTATTATGCGATAACGAATGCTAGCAACACATTCTCTGCGACCACAGGCAAAAAAGTGGAAAAGAGGGAGGCGACCACGCACCAGCTACTGGGTTCATGGCCCACGATTGCAAACGCCGCCTTGTCAGAAGGCGTGTGCGCCGCAAAAATGAGCCGATACGTCAAAGCCAAGACGGTCATTTCCGACTATTATTACTGTATTGGGGAACGTAGTTCCCCAAACCCCTCCTCGGGGGGACATGCGTCCACTGCGTAGACCCCCTCATTCATTGGATGAACCATGGATTCGGATTTAATGTGCTCAAAAATGGAATACTATTTGGATGATTTATTAATTGATTTATTTAATTATTTTATCTGTTGAATTTCTCTCTAATCCTACTTTCAAGAAACCATAATTGTGTGTTAGAATGACCCAACATGTGCGTTTGTGCGCCATATGTTGCCCAAAATTTATCAATTTGATTTTGTAAAATGAGAGAAAATGGACAAAATAAACCCAACAAGGCGCAGATACTACACTTGGATGCATTTGGCGGCCTTAAGCATGATGACTTTACCAGGGGTTTCGGTGCGCCGCACGTATTTTGCGGGCAAGTAATTCACGCCCACATTTTGAAGGCTACGAACGCCTGGTGCCGCGCGATGTTTAACCAGCATGGCGGCACGTCGAATGATGTCGGCGTCGTAAGCGCCCGCTTTGGCCGTGTTCACAACCACCGCGTGCGCGCTGGGGAAGTCCTTCAAATGGAACCACATGGCGTGCTGCGGCGCCTTTTTAATGAGCGCGTCATTCTCGGCCTGGTTTGCACCCACTTGAATCGTGTAGTCGCCGTTGAAAATCTCGGAATACATGTGTGTGGTCTTGGTTTGTAAATAGCATGTTATCATCATAAATTTAAATCAATTTAAATCAATTTTTTCACATTGAAAATTGATTTAAAAATTGAATGCCAAATCCAAGCATTCAGACAATAAGCAATAACATTGCCCACCCAACCAATAAGACAATCCAATGAATTTCATCCGAAGAATGCTGAAACCCGCCGCTACAAATGCAACCACCACCACTACCAAATTAGGAAGGTGGCAGCTGCACTACGACCCCAAGGTCGTGAATTCCAAAGTGGATCAAGCGAATGAAGACCACTGCGGATGCTGCCATGAGCCTTCTCAAATGAAAAAGGAGCAAATGCTACATCAGAAGCAAAAATGGCAAGAAAAACAACGACGCAGTTACACGCAAAAACAGTTGCAAAAAATTTCCGACTCAGAAGAGTATTACATTCCATACGTGATGTAAATGTGACGCACATCCAATCCAATGTGACCAACCATCAACCATTTTTTATTCCATTTATTTATTTGTTCAGTTGTAAAGCACCTGCAGTTCCAACGCGATGGAGTAGTCGTTCCCGTTCGGCGGAACGACGCTGCCGAACTTGTCCAGGAGCCGGATGGTCAGCTTTTCCAGGCGCACCGGCCCCAGATACTCGCGCGTCTTGAACGTCGTATCGCCGCCGGAATCATTGATGACGATGAGCTGCTCGTTGCCGATGGGGATTCTCCCCAAAATGTTGACTCCCAAATACGAATCCCCCGTTTGCGCAATGATGCTGTTCGTTATGAAATTCTTGTTGTAGTCGTCCACATCCACGTACATGTAGTTCCAAATGGAGTTGTCACCATAAGCCGACTCTGCCACCAAAGAAGCATGGTATGTGACCGCTGGCACTTGGCTGACCGAATCCACCGTTGTATTGGCCCACGTGCGCGTGTAAATCGGTTGCTTGTATCCCATCATCCATCCCGCCGTCTTGCTGATGGACTTGATGTTTGCATTGTAATACTCCTTAGAGTGCTGCTTCTTCAGCAGCTCAAATTCGCACTCGGTGATGCAGTGCGCGTAGAATTTGTCGTATTTGCTGACATTGTCAAATGTCACGGTGTACGTCAGGGTTGGGCTGTTGGTTTGGTTCACCACCAAATACGTCTGGGATAGCATGAGTTTTCCGGTTTGCGCGTTGATCGTCATCTGGAAAAATTCCATGCCGTTCATCGTGTTTTGAAACAGGTTGTTCATGCACTGCACGAATTGGGCGCCCGTGTAATTTCCATCCGGAATGACGATTTCATTCGCGTACACTTGCGACGGCGTGTATGGCGCCACGTTGATTCCCGTGATGGTCACCGTGAATTGGTTGTTTTTTGCGAGTTCTGAGAACGCATACCACATGTTCGGGATTTGCAACGACGCGATCTTCATGGACACCACATTTTCCACGGGATACGGCAGCACCCAGGAGGAATTCGTGGCGCTGGAGGAATCGTAACTTGCGCGAAAGAGCGTGTCCATGGACAGCAACCGCTTAATCACCCGGCGCTCAATCGGGTTCAGCACGCCGGTTGGGAACTTGTAATTGTAGGCATTGATGACGGGAGGAATGTTTCGCTTGGCATATGCGCCTCCCTCATTCACCTCCGATTCGCGGTGAAACGCGTCGTAGTTGGACGGCGGAGTGGAATAGTTGATTTGCAGCGTGTCCGGCTGGTGCGGTTTAAAAGGGCGATAGGCGGTTGCTGCTACTGCACCAGCAAATGCAGATGCGTCATGCGGCTTCGTGCGCTCCCCGATTTTTCGCGTGATTATGTCTCGGCACTGCGTGAAGAATCGGGTGTAGTCATGCGGACTGTCACTGTTGCGGTTGATGTCTGCGAGCTGGAACAGCGAATCCGAAATGCGGGAATCCGCTTCGGACATGCTGCATTTTGACGAATCCAGATTGAACAACGCAAATATTTCTTCGTCCGTGTAGTTGCTGGGGTCCAAATCCAAATCCAATTGTTGCCGTTGCGACATTGTGGTCAAATGTGTCAAATGTATCAAATATGTCAAATGTATCAAATGCACATACTATTAAATGATATTTATATTGGATGGAAAAAACACATTGGGTGTGGTTGTTGTGCCATTTTATTTTGGTATTTGCATTTGCAAAATACCAAAACATTGCATTACATTAAGTTGGATGATCATGATATTAATCCACCTCTTCAAATGCAGACGTCGTGTCCACATCTTTATTCAAAGCCGACAGGCCGTGATCCGACCGTTCCGGATGCAGCACCACATTCTCCGCATTGAACAGCTGGTTGCGAATGTCGGCCGCGCTGAGCTCTGCCCCGTCGGCCGGCTCGGGATCCACCGCAAAATCGGACCCTTGGGTTTGCGAAACACCCACCAGCTCGCCCTGCTCGTTCAGCGTCTGCGTCAGCTTGTTGCCGCTCTTGGCCGCCAGCGCCTTGTTCTCGTCAATCGCCTTCTGCTTGGCCTCCTTCACGCGCTTGTCAAACTCTGTCTTCGCCTGCTCCTCGTTCTTCTTCTTCTCGCTCATGAGCTGGTTCAGCGTGTCCTCCATGTACTCCACGCGCCCGGTCTTGTAGGCCTCGGGATGGAACGGCACCCACAGCCCCACCGGGCCCACAAACACGTCGTGGTTCGGGTCCACCTCGCGCAGCATCTTGCAGCGCAGCTCGGCCTCCTTCTGCGAGGGAAACACGCCGCGCACTTTGAGGCCGCGCACCGACGTCTGGAACTCGTGCTTGGCGCCGAACTCCTCGTCCAGCCGCTCCTCGTTCAGGTCCAGGAACGACTTGTAGTCGTCCACAATGTCGGTCTTTGCGATCAGCTCCCGCTCGGACTCCTTGAACTGCTGGAAGTCCTCGGTCAGCTTGTCAAACTTGACGCCGTACTTGTAGGACACGAAATTCAGGAACTGCAGGAACTTGTCGGTGGATTTGTGGATGTCCCAGTGCTGCACGAACGCTTGGAAGAAGAAGTGCTCGCGCTGCTTGATGATGTGCTCCGGGGAAATGAACGACAGGCATGCGAACTTTTGGCCCGCAATGGGCTTGTCCTCGTCCAGCAGGTCCACGTATTTAGGGTTCACGGTGCCGTCGGGCAGCTTCTGCAGCGTCACGCCTCTGATGTTGTCGTCAGTCATTGGTTTGGTTCGTTTATGAATGATGTGTGCAACGTGTTTAATATTTCAGTTTTGATTTTAAGCCATTTTTAAACAAATGTATTAAAATGTGATGCCGATATTCAAAACATAAACGCAATGAAAATTATTTATTTTTTTCTTATTGCATTATATAATCAACAACAATTCACACAATTCAAATGATCGGCGGTGTTCTGGATTTAGGCGAGTTGGTGAAACGCGCCATTAAATACTTGGTGGAAGGTGCGCTGGTCGCCCTTGCCGCTTACGCCATCCCCCAGCGCAAGCTGAACCTGGATGAGATCGGCCTGATTGCCCTGGTTGCTGCGGCCACCTTTAGCATTTTGGACACCTACGTGCCCACCCTGGCCGTGTCTGCCCGCAGCGGCGCTGGCTTCGGTATCGGTGCCAACCTCGTCGGCTTCCCCGGCAACGTGCTCAAGGTTTAAGGTGTTTTAACATGTAGAAGAAGAGAGAAATTCTCTCCAACACAATAAATATAAACTAAAAATATAATGCAATTTCATAGAAGATATAATTTCATTATATAACATGTCAACTGATGACGAGATTCTTGCTTTGACGGGACTGCCCGCGCGAACACGCTCAGAAGAAATTGCCATGGCAATGAACAATTTTTTGAATAACAATTACAACAAGTTTGAAGAATTTGAAGTGAGAGATTCAGAAGCATCGGTGTGGATGTTGATGAATGAACCGTTGGTTGTAAGTGCAAATATGAACCTTAATACACGAGAAACGCTCATTGATATATTGCATCAACAGATCATTTATGGAGAAAAAGAAATTCAAATGGGCGCCACAAAAAGACCCATTCAAGAAATGAAACGATTGAAATCCATTTTAGAAGAACGCATAAATAAAACAAATAAGGCAATCGGTTATTTGCATTCAAATAGCCAAAATGTCAATGAGTTGATTCAGAAATACTCATTATTGCAACTTGTTGAATTGGAGCAAATGTTGCGTCACAATCTTTTACGCAAACGTTATCCACCCGACATGATTCCATTTGTCACTAATTTATTATCACGATTAAAACTGGAGATACAGGCAAAAATAATAGACGTCGCAGTAGAAGGACGAAAAAGTGAAGGTGGTTTTAAGCGAAACGCAAATACATCTAGGAAGTCCCGGAAGTCCCGGAAGACGAAGACTAGGAGACACTAAACTAAAATATGCGCATTACATTATATAATACAATTTATTACACAATGCCACTATACTGGAAAGCTGCAGAACATAATTTGCGACAGCAAACATACATGCAATGCCGGGACACCAAATGCACTCCCAATAAAGTAATGGAAAAGGAACGCGCGGCTTACATGCAAACACTGAAACGCAAGTGTTCGCTGGCAAAGAATCCATCCAATCAAGCCATTCAGGCTCACACTGCATGCGCAACGAAGCATTACAATGGGTCGCGTTTAAAACCGATGGACGCTAAACAGGCCAAGTGCTTGAAAAAGAACTGCGACCATTTGATTCGGGGTGGGGGAAATAAGCGCACCATGCGAAAGAAATCCAAACGGGTTAATAAGGGGGTTTAAGGGGGGACGCATGTCCCCCTTTTTAGATGGTTGGGATGAATTCCCAGTTCAGTTCCTCGCACATTTTTTTCCAGATTTCGTCCTGTTCAATGCGCTTCTCTCGGTCCTTCAGCATGGGAAAGTAGGACAGAAATTCGCGCTGGTCCAGCAGCTCGCACAGTTTGTACACCGTGTAGTAATAATTGAGGAAGTTGACGCGGTCTTGCGGGCAGAATTTGGCGTACGGCCCCTGAATTTCCATGAACAGGTTGCACAGCGTTTCCTCCAGTTCGGGCGACATGACGGGCGGTTTGATGCCGAGCTTCTCCTTGATGAACGGGATGTGCTCGTAGTACTTGTTGTACCCCAGCTTCTTCAGAATCTCTTTGGCCTTTTTGTCGGTGAGTTGCGTGTGCAAATCAATTCTCTCCTTTTTGATCTGGTGCTTTATGTTTTCCAGCACGTCGGGCGGGATCTGCGTGGTCTCCTTGGCCTGGAACTGCGCCAGAATCTCCTTGAAGTGGTTGATGCGCTTGTAAGCGTAAAAACACGCCTCCTTGGGCGGTTCTTTGTAAGACGGTTTCTCGTTCTCCACCAGGTAGCTCACGTGGATGGAGCAGTGGTTGCACACCATGATGCCTTCATTTTCCACCGGGATCATTTCGCCGGCGTGGCAGTAACGGCACACGTCGGTCTGAAACACATACTTGCTAATATCAATGTAAGACGGATCCAGATTGGTCAAATACCGCTGCACGTTGTTTTTATTCATGCGCTTCAGCTCGTCTTCTTTGGATGGCTCGCCATTCACGCGAAAAAAATCATTCAGGATTTTGGTCTTGTTGTTCCCGTTGCATATCTGCTGCTTGTTTTCAAAGTAATCAAATATGATTTCGTTATTGTCCAAGTAGTAGTTTTTGCACTCCTGCTGGTGCTCGCGGATGACAGACCGCAGTTCATCAATCCGTTCCTGCAATTCAATCGCATTGATTGGATTATTTGCAAGCAGCTGTTGTTTCAAAATCCGCTTTTCTTTTATCAGTCGGGGAATGGTTTCGGACTTCAGTTTCGCAATTTTGGTTTGATGCTCTCGGTGCTTGCTGTCCAGCGTGACGATGCTCTTTTCATCCAGCACGATTTTCTTATTCGTTTTGTGCTTGAAGGAATTATTGGGTGGGGACATGATGACGCAAATAAAATCAAAAAGGGTTAGGATCAATAAACACAATGCAACTTATATATTTAATACATTATTTATCGTAATAGTAATCAAATTATTTGGAATTGGGTGAAATTTTTTATCAATATTGTGCATAACACATTGCAACTAAACC